TAGAAAAGGAAATCAAAATCATCCTTTCTTACATAGATTTAAAGATTGTGCTTTGAGTGATATGAGTGTTCAATATACTGGTGATAATGTTTATGCAACATATTCAGATGGAACACCAGTTTCTATGATTATGAATTTGACTTTTAAAGAAATGATGCCCATCTATTCTAGTGATTATGATAAGGATGATGGTGGTGGAGATATGATTGAAAATCAAAATCAATTAATTTATGGTGCAGGTCAAAATAGTTCTACAGACGTAGAAGGAGTAGGATTCTAAAATGGGATACTTTAGAGAACTATCTAATTTTGAATATATTTCACCTTTATCTGATCGTAATAAAGATAACGAATATATTCTAGCAAAAAATTTATTCAGAAGAATCAAACTAGTAGATGACTTTCAAAACTCAACTACTAACTTTCAAAAATATTATATCAGAGATGGTATGAGACCAGATCAAGTTGCAGTTCAACTGTATGGTCTTTCAACTCACGATTGGGTGGTTCTTATCTCTGCTGGAATCACTAATGTAAGAAATCAATGGCCATTATCTGATCGTGATATCTACGATTATGCTCAGGCAAAATATGGTGTTGATGTTAATATGACTCGCTTCTATGAAACTAAAGAAGTAAAAGATAGTAAAGGTAGATTGATTATGCCAAAGGGGCAAATTGTTGATGCATATTTCAAATCACCAAAACCAAAAGTAGATACTGCACCAACATCATCATATGTTCAATTTTGGGACAGTGGTCTCGATACAATGATAACAAAAACTGATATTACATCTCCAGTTACTAACTTTGAATATGAAACTAGAGTAAACGATGAGAAGAGAGGAATATTTGTATTAAGACCATCTTATCTACAGCAGTTCTTATCTAACAATAGAACTCTTATGTTATATGGAAGTTCTACACAAACAATAAGTAGAAAACTCAAGAGAGGAGAAAATATTAGACTCTGATCACCACAATAGATCTAGTTTCTTATCAAAGATCATAACGTATCGATGTTTACGAGATCTATCTTTCCACTCACCCTCGGATCCTTTGACACTTCCTCTAGAGTGTTTAGTTCCATCTGCAAAGTAGAAATCTTTTTTTGGTTCTGATAGACCGCAATACCGAAAGTTACAAGCACGATAAATTGTGCCAGAATGATGGTCACTATCAGCGTATGAGATAATCCCCCTAACGCTGGTCTCTTTTCTAAGGCGTCTAATCGCTTTTGATACGAACCAAGAAGTGATATTATACTCGTTTTGCTGAGTAGACGGGTGGATGCAGAGTCGTGATAGTTCAAAGAGTCCATCTTGTTCATGACGTTGTAATCCAAAAGCACCTTGTGCAATTTCAGGAACAGGGAGACCTGTAAAAATACAGACTCCCTGAATACCACCAATGTTTAGTGGACAAAAATCATTGTTTTTGTATAGACCATAATTATAACCAGACTTAAAGGTTTTGGAAACATCCTTCAAATAATGAAACCGCAGAAGTAACTCTGCGGCTTCGGATTTGGTTACACGTTCTATAGTATAATCAGATTTCACTAATTAATCTTTCCAACCACCAGATTTCAACCAGTTATTGTGATGCGGGTTATCCCAAGCATCATTGATTTCATAAGAAGGCATAATCACTTCTTGAATATAACGGCGGTTTTCCCTGGCAATAGAGAGACTCTCTGCTTCGAGAGTCTTTACTCTACCGTCAATCTGGGAAGACCACCATACTACGCCTGCTCCCTGAACTAGTAGGAAGGAAACAATAGCAAAGGGGATCTTAAGATCTTTCATCACTCTTCAGCAAGTTTAGCGAAGTAGGAAAGAGCATCATCATCTTCATCAGAAGAACTGGAAGTAACAATGTCCTCTGCATTGAAGTCGCCAGGTGTAGAAGTTACCTGAGGGGCAGGACCACGGTTAGAAGAGCGGAAATCTTCCTCTGCCTCAACAGTTTCCTGATCTTGGAAACGAGGGGTGCCCTTGTTGCCCAGAACATAATCAAGACGCTTCTTCAGTGCGTCATAGTCCTTAAACTGATCAGGAGCAGTGAACTCAGCGAGAGAGTTCTCTTTCTTCCAGATTGCTTCCATAGCATCATCATCGTCCAGCAGAGCAGACTGTGCAGCAAACTCAGAGGAGTCGTAGTTACGATAACCAGCAACGTTCTTTGCCTTCAGTTTGAAGTTGGCACCCTGCCAGAAGTCGAACGGATCGATTGCTTCCTCATCTTCAAACTCAGGTTGCATAGCAGCAGTGAGTTTATCAAAGATCTTCTTACCATACTTATAGAGCATCACTCTACCCTCGTTCTGAGGATTGGTAGGATCCTTTACAACATAGATGTTGCTAATGTAGGTGAGTTTACGCTTCTGCTTACGTGCAGCATCTTTACCAGCATCGGTGCCGTTGTTCCACAACAAAGAATTGCATTCAGACACAGGATCTTTCTGACCCAAACTAGTCAGAGAGTTTTCAATATACCAACCACCAGGACCTTGGAAGGCGTGGGAGTAGAGTTTCACGAATGGCAGATCTTCGCCATCGGGAGCAGGCAGGAAACGGATAACGGCATAACCATTGCCGCTCTTATCACATTCCAGTTTCCAGAGACGGTCATCACCAGAACCGCCAGTATTATTCATTTTTTCAACTTCCTTAACCAGTTTTTGGGTAAGGGAGCCCAGTTTAGATTGCTTCTTAAGGTCAGCAAAAGACATTTGGATTTCCTCGGATTTTTTAGATTTGGGGGATTTACTTGGATAGTATAGCGAAGTTTTGCTCAGGTGTCAATATAGTCCTTGAGCGATTCAATGGTCTTATTCATACTATCGAACAGTAGATTCAGATCGGTCTCGGGGGGAAACCCCATCATAGCAACCGACTTACGTAGGTTCTCTTTCATCTCAACCGCTTTGGGGTCGTCCGAAAGAGATAACCTAGTATACATCACTCTCTGCTTTTCTAGCAACGTTGCTAGTTTTTCAACTTTATCTATCCTTGCATCGCGGTCCATAGAACTGAAGGCAAGGAGAGATCCATAGATCTCTTCCTGGAGTGTATTAATCTCCTTCAACTCTTCTTGTATGATTTCGGAATCGAAAAAATTACTCATGAACTATTGACCGCAATACTCTTTTATATTGGAATACATCAATATTTATGAAGGGATTATACTTTTTAATTTTAAGACTCACAGTTTCCCACACAGGATCATCCAATCTCTTATCCATAATAGATACGAAATCAAAGATCTTATTAAAGATCACCAGAGTCTCTAGACTAGTTCTTCCACCAAGATATCTTTTTAGGATTACTGGGTGACCTTTGGAACAACTGAAGAGTTCTTCCAATTTTCTCTCCGAGAGTAATTCGTTGCTTTGTTCTTTGAACAAGTAACTCAAACTCTGCTGTCGTTTCATCCACTCGGCGTATGTTCTTTCTCCAGAATTGATAATTTCTCCAATCCATAAGTTTTGTGGGTTGTCGGTGGAAACAAAATTTGCTAGTAGAAAATCTACTACTTCTTTATCAGAATATTTTCTAGAGGTTTTTTCAAACCAATACTTATCTTTCCTCTTATTAAATGAGGATACAGTAGCGCGAGATTTTCCCCCATACTTAAAAAAGTCATATTTACGATTAGTAAAATGACTCTTCATAGAAAGATATGTCTGGTAGGTCTCATATGGTGTCACTTTCAGCATCTGCAAGATCAATTTTTTCAATACAATCAACGGTCACACTATGTTGACCAACACGATACCAATGGTGTATTACACCACAAATATCAGGTTTTTTTCCAAGATACTCTAGATTATCGCTTTCATTTTCACGCAGCCATGCTTGTAAGCGATGGTGCATTAATTCATCGCGAGAAATCATAGAGGTAATTTTGCTCTTGAAGTTTTCTTCATAAAGTTGAGACGAATAGCATCCCACTTGAGGCGTTCTTTCAAAGATTTTGAAACAAGCTTCGTTACCGATTCTACCTCAAGTTCGTTTACTTCACAATAGTGAACAATAGCATCAATATAATTGAGTTTCTCTTCAGCAACAATTTTTTCAATCTCAAGAGCGAATTTTGATGGTGTTAAAAATTTATTCTCGATTGCCTTTTCTAGTTCCTTATTTGGTTCCATAGAGCTCCAGTTTATCTGCAACAAATTTTCTAATATATTTGCTGAGAAGTTTGATGTACTTTGATTTGTTTCGTTCTTCATAGACCACGCATTCTCCATTTTCACAAGCCATAATGATTACAAGTTTTTTGACAGAAATACCTGTCAGTTCATACAACATACAACCGTATGCCATACATTGCACGAAGTAGTTATCGATCCACTCTCGTGGTTTGGGTTTTGCAGATGTTTTAAAATCGATTATTGCTAACTCACCGTTATATTCGGCAATACAGTCAACCGTTCCAGCAATACCAAGTTCCTTACTATATAGGGAACCTTCCAAAGCGTAAATATTATTAATATTTTTTAGAGTTTGCTTTGAGATCTTGAAGAGAAAATCAGAGATGGGTTGAACCGTAGGAAGTTTCTCATTTTTCAAAAAGTGTTCGGTAAGAGTATGCATATCAGTGCCACGACTTGTAGCACGTTTACTGATACGATCTGCCTCTTCATTACCAACTCTCTTACGCCACTTAATAAAGATTTCCTTATTAAAATGACTGGTCACAGAAGTGATAGAGACCAGTCGGAGGAGTTCTTTTTCATCAGGGACTGAGTAATACCTTACCCCATCAATTGTCTCCCTCTCAAGTTTGGGGAGATTCACATCAACATGATTAAACATTAAAAACCTGCATCTATTTTTGCAACTAGATATTCTTTACATAGACCAGAACGAACAATATCATCAAGACCAAACTCAATAATATCAAACGATGGCATTGCTCTAAGAATTCTCATAAAATCGATAATACCGTTTCTTTCATTAGTTTTTTGCAAATCAGATTGAGTTGCATCACCACAGAAACAAATACGGGTATTCTCACCAACTCTTGTAATTATACTATCAAGTTCATGAAAATTCAAGTTTTGGAATTCATCAACAATAACAATAGCATTATCAAGAGTTGTTCCACGGAGAAATGACGTGGACCAGAACTTAATTGTTTCCTGTGCTTTCAGATTACCATACAGCATCTCAAAATCAGAATCACTAGGCATCTGGAACATGTATTTAACCATGTTCTTATAAGGAATCTGATAGATATCAGACTTATCTTCATAAGTTCCAGGAAGGAATCCAATCTCTCTAGTAGAAACAAGAGAGCGAACCAGATAAATTCTCTCGTAAGGAGTATTATCGTTTAAAACATCTTGAAGGGCATTATACAGAGCAATGAATGTTTTACCTGTCCCAGCACAACCATAACCAATAAGATGTTTCCCCTCTGCATACGAATCAAAGAATCTTTTTTGATTGTCTGTTAATGGATCAATATCAACCAATAAATCTGTATTGATTGGTTTTTTTCTTCTCATTTGCTTGGCAGTCATGCCAATTCCAATAGGGGAATCGTTCTTTCTCTTTCTAGTTGGCATAAGTTACTTAGATCTTTTTGACAGTTGAACCAGGTGCTGTTGATGCCTTGGCAAGCACATCATTCCATCCAGGATTTTTAGCGACGAGTTTATCTCGCCATTCTCCAACCTCTCCAGGTTGAGGACAAGTTGATGGATCTGACCAATCTCTTTGCCAAGTAGGATTGTCGTCACACCACTGAGGCCAGTCATGAACACTGAGTTTTACTTCTTTCTGTTCGCCAGTCTCTTTATTAACTACAGGATATGTTGCCATAATTATAAATGATATATTTTTATTTAGACCCACCCAAGTGCTTCAGCACAGGTTGGGAATTGTTCCAGGAATACTTTCTTACATCCTTCAGCAAGATCCATATGTTCTTGCTGAGTTCCGTTAGCGGTCCTCAGATTTATGTAATGAATCCACGATCGGCATGAACCGGACATGTAGATTTTAGTGGGAGTTGCTAAAGGAAGCACAAAACGAGCACACTCCTTTGCAATCGATGCATCAAGCATCTCTTGATAGAGTTTCATTCCTTCTTCAAAGTGTTTTTGCATTTTGATCTGGAACTCTTGACGGACAAACGGGTCAATATCATCAATAGAATTCTGACGATTCTTGGTGTCTTGTCTGCGTAGTTCAGGTAGAGGGATCGTCTCCGCGAGTAAGGAAGAATCAGCATAGCGTTGTGAAAATTCTTGATATGTGAACGAACGATGACGAAGCACTTGAGCTGCTACACCTCTGGTAGTTTCAAGTTCCAGAGTCATAAATGCCTGCTCAAACACGGACCAGTGATTGTGTTTGATACAGTAACCCAACAGTTTTGCATAGTTAGGATTTTCTTGATTGTTTGGATTTGACACACGCGCAACGTATGCCATCATCTTCTCCGCATCGGGAGTGACGCTAATTAATTTTACACTCATTCTTCGTTCAAATCACTGTCTTCAAAGACTTCATCATAGTCATGGAGATACCTCGCAACTTCATCATATTCCACTTGCTGGGTATATGCGTCTACATCAGAATAAACTTCTGCCTTGAGTCCATCTACTAAAAGTTCTAGATTGCGGACTATGAGTTTGAGTCTTTCTTTGTCCATAATGAAATGTCCTTTCACCATATTATAGCACAAAAAAAGGGGGGCAAACCCCCCGATTTCAAATTAATTTGCTAATAGAATTTTACAAATTTTTTTACATGTTCCTTGGTCTTCATCACATTCGATTAAACAGTCAAAGTAGTCATTCACCAAATCCAATTCTTCGTTAGATTTAGAAAGTGCATTTTCGATATGCACCCATTCTGCCAATTGATTGCGGGAAATGCGATTATGCATAATCACCTCCATAGATTTTTAATACCATAAAATGAATTATTTCATAGGCTACCTTAATTCTATACTATGTAGATTACTTTGTGTTAGTTTACTAACATTTGTTAATTTCTTACTTAAAGACAAAAAAAGAGAGGGTTTGTAACCCTCTCTGTAATGTAAGTTAATGAATCACTTAGTATAAGTGCGACCACGATAGCAGAATGTACCGTGTTGCTCTTTACTTTCTACACAACGAGTAGAATACTCAACACCACGATATGAGGTGTGAAGAATTTGTGCGTTGTGAAGTGCAGATGCTTTGTTGATCTGCTTCTTTACCATTTGAAGGGTGTTCATGGTGTTACTCCTAAAGTAGTTGGATTTTTAGGTCCGTTCCTTTAGTCGTTTGCGTCCCAATACCACTGACATTCTGGTGCTGAGTCTTTGAGAGTCTCAACCAACTCTACCTTCATGATGGAAGATAGATTCTCATTCCTCTCAATCTTCAGCATGATAGCATCAGTTTGAGTGCAGGTGAGTGTTGTATAGAATAATAGTTCTAGCATGGGATGAACGGCTCCGTTCCGCGACTT